TCGTTGACTCCTATCGGAACGGTGCAGTAATGGTTGAAACAGTGAGTCATTTCATAGTGTATTGACGATAATACAGCCATCTCTCGCATTTCTGATGGTGTGAAATGCCCAGTTTTTATTAAGTTGTGCATCATATCAACTGCATTTCTATACTGGGCGTCGTTCTCATATTTGTCCTTTGGGGATTTCATCCTTCCTCCATTCCCTATTGTCAATGAGGACCGTGTACAAATACTCCCTCATCATCAAACAGGTACTTCATCAGTTCCATTTCATATTCCGCCTCCCTGGCCCCCCTCCACCGCATCGCAGCCTTGGCACTTGTGATGTTTGATGGTAGATGATATAACTCACAATCTATCACATCCTCCCCATCGAACAACACCGCCTCCAACGCCGTGCCACACTCATGATTGGTATGCGACACGTCCACTATCCTGTACCCAATCACAAACCTGGGGGGCAGTTTGAATACTACATTTTCATTTCCATTTTCCATTTCCACACCTCCTTCTTCCTTCTTTAAAATGGTATATCATCCTCCACTCCTTCCACCCTAGCCATTTTCACTATTAGCTCTTTTATCTCTGCAGCGTATTCGGATGGAAAATATGTACCACGTGCAAACCTTGTCTTCTCCTCCTCAAAGACTTGAAGCATGATCGCTCCCGGTTCATCCCCTATTATGTTATCCACTCGCACCTGGTCGAACAAAGGTTGTAGTGCCTCTACCTGCCCTTTGGATAGTTTTATTGTGAATAGTTCCATTGTACGCCCACCCCCTTTTATTCCCAATAATCCACATCCACATCCGGCAACACCAAGCTAGCCAACATCGGAAAATTACACATCTCTCCTTCCAACTCTTCTCCAATCAAATCCGGCTCGTGCCTACTGTTGGTGATGGTCAACACAAATTCCCCCCCGTCCTCTACCCCGTACCTCCACACCTGGGCATTCAACTGCACCAGAAATGGAATATCACCGAACCCGGACCGCTCGTATTCCGCCGTCCTCTTGTCATTGACATACTTGGGCTTCATCTTGTGCAACCACATTACATTCTTGCCATACTTGTAGCCGTCCCTTACCAGCCGACGGAATTTGGCATTCACCGGACCATACATGTATGGCATGATCTGTGTGAGTTGGCCGAACTCTGCCAACCTCATCAACTCCCAAACTTCGGTCCCAGTGTCAATGAGCAATGACCGACAATCATCATCATCTGCCTCCAACGCCCCATAATACCCGACCTTAAACTTATCCCATACCCCAGCCGCATCATCACTTTCTTCTTCTGCCGGTACCCCCACGTCCATCGTATGCACCACCTTATCTCCGAACTTATGCACCACACCTTCCTCGCCAATGTCGGTATTGAACATGGCAATGGGAGCTGGCATGGTCAGTCCGAAGTGGGTTTTGCCCTGTTTGTCTAACCCCGAGATCGATGATATCAGGCGGGGTATGACGATGGAGTTTGGTTCGGTGAATCCCAACTTTTCTAGTGAACTACTTTTTTTCTTTACCATCTGTTACCTCCAAATGCCTTTTCATAAAAAGGCTCATCTGATTTATCCTCGCCTCGTAAAAGGATACCTTTGATCTAAGTACACTCACCTCCCCAATAAGGTCTACAACATTTGCCCCCTGTACGACGTCTTTTTCATCCAACATTTGTAGTAATTCAACCCAGAAGATCATTGGTTTCCCAAGGAACATACTAGCATCGCCTAATGACATTATTTCACCTCCACCCATTTCTTATGTTTCCTTATCATCTCCCAATTCTCCCACAACTCCTTGTCAGTAAACACCAACCTACACCTCCTATACATCGGCCCCGACCCTTTATAATCCCCCATTATATAAAACACGTGCATGATTGCCGTGTTGGTTTCCACAGCATGACAATACCCCTTTACCTGCATCATATACCTGGGCACCTCATTCGGATGCGTCTTGGTACTCTTCCACGTGGCCTTGTACTCCTCCACCACTATCGGCACCAGTCCAACCGGATCCGGCCCCACCCCATCCGGGGTCATTATTATCCCATCCTTTTCAATCTCCCCTGGACTTTCGGCATACTTCTCCCCCATTACATGCGCCAATACATCCTCCCACAGCAGTCCGATTTCCGCCGTCAACTGCATGTCCACAAACCCCTTGCCTTTATACCCAAGTCCACTTTTATCCAGCAGGTCGGTGATGATGTCTGACAGGTGAACTCCCGGGGTACGATGGCCTTTGAATTGTGTAGCTGGGAATAGTGCGTCTGCCGATTCATACTTCATAATCCATCCTCATACCACGATAAGTCTTTCACTATAAATACAGTGAATACTTCCGGTTCTCCCACAATACCATCCCTACTTGGATGTGGATCGTGGACCATTTTACCATTATACCAAACTATGGAATGGTTGTGGTTCTCTGGATCTCTAGGGCTTGGTCCGACTGCTATTACATAACAATCGCGCAGTATGTCCTCACTCGTTTCAAGTCTCATATCGATAGTACGTAGCCCAATAGCATCAGCCCACGTATCCAGCTTCTCATTAAAATCTTTAGCACCATTCTCCATGAAATTGGGGATTTGCTCCAACCTGACTTCAAAGATTGATGCTACACAAGCCGCCATACAATCTCCCGTTTTTAAGTTAAGTATTGTTTGGTCAATTGGTACCATTAGAACCTCCTAAACAAAATTTGCCTTTCCTCAAATGTTTTCTCCACGACATACCCTTTCCACTCACAGTCTGGGCACTTCACCTTGTTCCAGACCGGCGCATCCACCTCATCCGCCCAACTGTTGTTCCAGAACATCCGATATCCACGTCCCTCACAAGTGGAGCAGATCACGTTGCACGGCATTTTCTACCTCCCCCAAATACCAAACCCGGAATTTTGACTAAAAGAGGTTGTCGTAGCCTGACACTCACGCGTCTGGGGTGGCTTGTCTGCCTTGAATTTGTAACCTTTGAGCAACTCGATTGCCTTGTCTAGCACCTTCAACACCTGCTCATTTTTAGCCACAGCCAACTTATGATTAGCCTCCCCCTGTTTTACAAGACCACGCATAATGTCAGGATCATCCCCAGCGTGTTTTATCCTTTTGCCAAACTTCCTTAACTGTTTTCCTGCTATTTCCGATCTTTTTATAGCAGATTTGACTTTCCTATTCTCTTCGCGGAGGTGTCTGGTTATGTCACTTATTACATTTGTGTATATCTTGTCTTTATCTGCCAACTGCTCTACAGCATTAGTTAAGTGAGAAGCTACCAACTCCATTGCCTCTCTAGTTATGAAATTCTCAGGGGGGCTATTATGTACCTCCCCTGTTTTGTCATAATAAGCCCTACGATCCTCGTCTGACAGCGTACTGTGTGCGAGAGATATAAGGGCAAAAACGTCCACATCCCCACCTTTGTCTGGATGATGTTTCATCGCCTGTTTCCGATATGCCCGTTTTATAGTTTCTGCATCTGCATCCCGATCAACCCCAAGCGCCTTGTAGAAATTGTTTGTCACTCGTCTCCCTCCTCCAGGAACACAGATACCCAATCAAGATCTTCTGGCAGCAAATCATGTATATGGGCTGAAAATAAGGCTTGTATTGGAGAATCAGCCTCCCCAACAAGTTCAAACGTATTCATTGGATCGTTTGCCGGTCCTTCACAAGGACCCCCTTCAATTCTATACTTCACCTTTCCCCTCTTCCCCACACACAGGGCATTTCCTACTATCTACCACTATCATCAAAAACCCACACCCCTCACACATCACCATTTCATAATCCCACCCAACCCCCACCCACTTGTCACACCTATGACACATGTGTTTTGGGGGAACAGTCGATGATAACCAATTGCAAACATCCACCCGCATCTTGTACTGGTACTTGGCATCCGGGCTGTCCCCATCATACCTGTCCGCACATATCATTGATGCTGATGTTCTGGCGCAGTAATGGTACAAAATGATCCTCCATTTTGCCCCGGACGCGGCGGCAAGTAGGAGGCGAGTGGAAGAGGGTAGGCAGAGGACCACCTTCCAACTTCACCCCCAACCACGTCCAGGGCTGTTAATGGCAAATTAACGGTGAACGGTGAATGTGGCGTGGAAACTAGGATCTCGCGTGTACCATTGCCCCGCACCCTAGTAGAGCCTCTATTGAGTATGGTTTCTCCCCACACCACGTCCAGAGCTGTTACTTTGTTGCAAGCTCCTTCCACGCGTCACTAAACCGCAAGGCGTATCCATTAAGTATCGAAAGAGTATCCACATCGTTCAAACTCGAAACACCATCTACGAAGAGGGCCAAGTTGAACCGTCCCTCAAATGGGATTAAATAGATTTCTTGGTTCAACCACATACATTCTCGCCATGTTTTCATCATTTCCCTCTTCATTCAGCCCCAGGTGCGGCCACCCACGCGGATCTTCGTATGGGCACCCCCGGAACCGGCATCACCGCACCCAGGGACATTCACCCTCACTCTACCCCTACTCCTCTGCTATCGACAGCTTCCCACTGTCCTTATCATACGCCCACTCCCCGTCCCCGAGGAATTCATCATCAAACACCAACTTGGCAATGGCGTTCCGATCCGGGTCCTTCTTCAACGCCTGAAATACCAACGTAGGCAACTTCTTCTTATTCACCTCCCCCTCTTCCAGCACGATTGCCATGACCGTTTCCTGAGCCTTCTCGGTCAGATCACCGCCGGTAGTATCCGCCGCCTCCTTATCTTTTCCAGCCTTGCCAGAGCCTTTGCCACCCTTACCCTTTCCACCCTTGCCCCCCTTCGGCGCCCCCTTCCCCTTCTTCTTGTCCCAGGGCATGGTGATTATCTCATCCACCACCAGGATGGTCGGAGGCCCAAAGCGTTCTTCCCTCTCCTTCTGCTCCTTGCTCTTCGCCATAGACCGCTTCGGCTCCGGTATCCGGATCACATGGGCCTGCATACCTTCAAACACCGACACGTCATCGCCCACCTTATCCTCAGGGAAGCCACTGTCGATCAATGATTTCAGGAATATTGCCCCATTGCAATTTGCCCTTATCCCCGTCGCACTTCCAACAGCCACCAGCTTTTTGCCATCGGTACTCGGTGCCCAATCCTGAGCACTCCCCATACTCC